CGCCAGAGGTCGCGCCGGCGTCGTCTGGGCCGAGCAGCCCGAACGCCGCGGCCGACTACTGGACGCACAAAGCGCTGCGCGAAGCCTCCGAAGCGGCGCTGTCAGAGCTCAAGCTGCGGGAAAAGCGCGGGGATGTGTGCGACCGGTCAGGCGTGCGCAAGGCGATCGGCGAGATCGTCGGCACGTTCTGCGGCGCCCTGCAGCTCCTGCCGGCGCAGCTCGCGCCGACGGTCGTCGGAATCCCCGACCCGCAGAAGGTCGAGGCCTTACTGCGTGGGGCAATCGAACGGTTGATGCATGAATTCTCGGGACAGATGGACGTCGCCGCCTGACGGCGAAGTCGCCGATGGCTACGCGGAGGCGTGGGGCGCCGCTCGCGATGCGGTTAAGCGCTCGATCGCGCCCACGCTGTCCGTGAGCGAGTGGGCCGACGGGCATCGCGTGCTCTCGAAGGCTTCGGCGGCAGAACCGGGCCGCTGGTCGACCTCCCGCACGCCGTACCTGCGCGAGATCATGGACTGCCTCTCGCCGGCGAACCCGGTGCAGCAGGTGGTGCTGCAGGCCGGCACGCAGCTCGGCAAGACCGAGGCCGGGCTCAACTGGGTGGGCCATACGATCGACCAGGGCCAGGGCCCGATGATGATCGTGTTCCCGACCTCGAACGCGAGCAAGAAGGCCTCGAAGACGCGCGTCGGCCCGATGATCGCCGACACGCCGAGGCTGCGCGGCAAGGTGCGCGATGCGAAGAGCCGCGACTCGCATAACACGACGCTTTTGAAGGAGTTCGACGGCGGCGTGCTGATCTTCGCCGGGGCGAACAGCGCGACCGAGCTCAAGTCGAGCCCGATCGGGAAGCTCTTCTGCGACGAGCTGGAGGAGTGGCCGCTCGACGTCGACGGCCAGGGCGACCCGGAGGAGCTCGCCGAGAAGCGCACCGACACCTTCGCGCGGCGCAAGGTCTACAAGGTGTCGACGCCGACGATCGTAGGCGGGCGAATCGACCGCGCCTACAAGGCGAGCGATCAGCGCCTCTACTGCGTGCCATGCCCGCTGTGCGCGCACGAGCAGCACATGCGCTGGGAGCAGTTGCGCTGGGAGACGCGCAAGCGCTGGGAGGTCACGCGCGCCGACGACGGCGAGGTGGTCGCGGTGGAAGCCGACACGCCCGGCGCGGTCGAGCGCGACACGGGCGAGCTCGTCGCGGTGTGGTACGAGTGCGAGAGCTGTCATGGCGCGATCCACGAGCACGCCAAGACGCAGATGCTCGCCGCCGGCCGCTGGGTGGCACACAACCCGGGGCCCGAGCGCGCGGCCGGCTTCAAGCTGAACTCGCTCTACTCGCCGATCGGCTGGTTCGGCTGGCGCAAGGTCGTCCTCGCGTGGCTGCGCGCGCAAAAAGACACAAGCGGCGCGCTCACGCGCACCTTCTGGAACACCGTGCTCGGCGAGGCCTATGAAGAGCCCGGCGAGACGATCGACGAGCACTGGCTCAAGCGGCGGATCGAGGCCTGGCGCGTGGGCGAGCAGGTGCCTGCTGGGGCGCTGCTTCTCGCTGGCGGCGTGGACGTGCAGGGGAACAGACTCGAGGCGCGGGTGTGGGGCTACGGCCGCAACGCCGAGACCTGGCTCGTCGACGTGCAGGTGATCCACGGCTCGCCCGCGCTCGACTCGACCTGGCAGGCGCTCGAGGCGCTGCTCGACAAGGCCTACCCGCACGAGCTCGGCGGGAAGGTGAGGGTGCATGCGATCGGCATCGACGCGGGCGACGGCAACACGACGCACTGGGTGCGCGCGTTCGCGCGCAAATGGCGCGCGGCGCGGCGCGTGATCGCGCTCAAAGGGCAGGCGGTCGCAGGCAAACCGCTCCTTGGCAAGCCCACCGACCAGGACGTCAACTGGCGCGGCAAGGTGATCCGCGGCGGCGTGCAGCTCTGGCCGATGGGCTCCGACACCGGGAAGGCCGCGTTCTACGCGCGGCTGCGGATCGATGAGCCGGGCCCGGGATACGTGCACCTGCCGACCGGGCTCGCGGACGAGGAATTCGCGCAGCTCACCGCCGAAAAGCTCGTCACGCGCTACATCCGCGGACACCCGAAGCGCGAGTGGACACTCGAGCGCGGCCGGCGCAACGAAGCGCTCGACTGCCGCGTGATGGCCGACGCAGTCGCCGAGTACCTCGGCATCCGGCGAGCGCGCTGGGACCAGCTCGAGGCGGCAGTGCGCGTGGTAACGCCAGACCTCTTCGCCGCTGGGACGATCCAGTCCGACCCCTCCCCGCAGGAGGTGGCGCCCCCCGTACCACGCAGGCCCCCACCGCCGCGGCGCGGCGGATTCGTGACCAACTGGAGAACTTGACGATGGCGAATGCGCTTTACGAGAAGGGTCGCGAGGGGTTCCTCGACGGGTCGATCGACTGGGATACGAACAACATCAAGCTCACGCTCATCGACGAGGCGGACGACACGGTCGACCTCACGAATGACGACAACTGGGACGACCGCGTCGCCGCCGCGCGCGTCGCGACGAGCGGCAACCTGGCGTCGAAGACCGTCACGAACGGCGTCGCCGATGCCGCGGACGTGACGCTCACCAGCGTGACGGGCGACCAGTCCGAGTCGATCGACATCTACAAGGACAGCGGCACCGAGTCGACCTCGCGGCTCATCTGCAACATAGACACCGCGACCGGCCTGCCGGTGACGCCGAACGGCGGGAACATCGACATCGTGTTCGACAGCGGGTCGAACAAGATATTCAAGCTCTGATGTTTCGCTTCCAGGGCAAGCCGAGCGCGGGGAAGGTGGAGCTCGCCTTCACCACCGAGGAGAAGACTTCCACCGCGGAGCTCGCGAGCGAGGCGGCGATCGCGCTCGCGAAGGACGTCGCCCTGCAGACGACGCTCGTCGGCGAGGATGTGGCGGTCGTCTTCCAGCTCAACGCCCGAGACTGGATCCAACTCGACAAGGTGACCGCCGTGCAGGTCGCGCGGGCGCTCACCCAGCTCGCGCTGCGCGCGGACGAGCTCGCCCAGGCCGAGCGGATCGCGCTCGACTCGGCGGTGCTGCTGCGCGCCGGATCGAACTTCGCGCTCTCCAGCGACCCGAAGATCATCGACGCGGCGCGAAGCGAGGCGGCGTGGAACGGCGCCTTGCGGCGCTTCATGCCTGGGGGCGTGAAGAGCGAGGAGGCCTTCGGCACGCCGACCGTCGTGCTGCACCCACAACCGAAAGGAAAGCAGTGATGGACGAGATCGAAACGCTTGCGAAAGCCGTCGCCGATCACGAGCGCGAGCTACACGTCCGCGAGCAGAGCGTGGCGTTGCTCAAGGCCGAGGCGCGTGAGATCGCGAAGAAGCGCGACGCGGCCGCCTCTCGGCTCGCGCTGCTGCGAAAACTCGGAGGACTGTCCGACGCCGAGAAGGCGGCGCTCGCGTCGATCGTGAAGCCCTAGCCGCCGCCGTGTCCACCGTCAACATTATCGATCACAACTCGCAGGAGCTCTCCTTCAATGGCGAGCTGCGCGACAAAGGAGGCACCATCGTGGCAAAAGTTTCAGTCGTCCTCACGCTCACCGCCGTCGCATCGAACGCGCCGCCGCAGTACACCGGAGAGACGGTCATCAACGATCTCGTCATCAACGTGGGCCGGCAGCTCGAAGGCTTCGACCCGGACAGCGATCCGATCACCTGGAGCGTCGATCCGGCGAACGCGGCGCAGGTCAGCGTGTCGCCGTCAGGCGTCCTCACCCCGCTCGTTGCGCTCGATGGCGCTGCCGTCACCGTATTCATGGACGACGGTAAAGGCTGATGCGCACCGCAGTACCCATTGCGGTCAGCGCACGGCCGGCGGCGCCGGCCGTGCCGCTGTTCGGGACGATGCGCGCCCAGGTGGTGCGGCTCGACAAGGATAGCCCCGAGGTGGAGGTGCTCGACCGCACGCGCGAGGACTACCCCACGACCGAGGGATGGATCCTGGGCGGGCAGAAGCGAAGGGTCGTGACGATGCAGTGGGGCGGGTGGGGCGGCAACTACAGCTTCTATCTCGGCCTGCCGCCGAAGGTCCCGACGCCGGGGCTGGAGAGCGACTGCTACTACTTCCCGGGCTGAGCCATCATGGGCATGTCGCTTCGCCACCTAGAAGTTTCGCGGCTCGTCAAGCTCAAGGAGATCGCCGCCAAGGGGGTCTTCGAGCCGCTGACCCCGCCGTGGGGCGCCTACTTCCTCTCGGGCGAGAACGGCCCGCCGAAGGAGGAGGACGGCGGCGGCGGAACGAGCTGCACGTTCACCAAGCGCGGCGACAAGTGGTACCCGCACGGCGGGCACTGCTGGGGGCAGTGGGTGAACGCCGGCCCGCTAGGGGTGATGTTCGACTTCAAGTACGGCCCGGACCCGAACAAGACCTACCCTGACGGCCCGCACGTCCTGAACGTCGATGGGACGCCCATCCCGTCGCAGACGCCGCAGGTGGTGTGCCGCTACGACGGCATCGACTGGCACTCGATCGCGCTGCGGAGCGAAATCAACTTCCACGCGCTCATCGGCTGGAGCGATCTGCACAAGGGCGTGCTGTTCCACGAGTACCAGTACGGCGCGGACTATGACCCGCACATCGGCGTGTGGGATGGGACGCGCGCGGGCTGGGCGAACCGTCGCCGCATCGCGACGATCCCGGAGAAGTACCGCACGACGTACTACCACGGCGGGGCGCAGACCTATCGGGTGAAGCCTGGCGCGCAGGAGGGCGGCTCGCTCCCGCTCTACGTCCGCCACCGCGGCGAGTGGTGGTTCCTCCTCCTCCCTGATTCGCCGAAGGTCTACACGAACCCGCAAATCTTCGGGTGGAACGAGCAGCGCGACGACTGGTTCGACGTGCCAATCCCGCCGCACATCTGGGAGCGGATGGGCAACTGGTACGCGGGCGAGGACGGCCACACGCGCAACGGCTGTCCGTCGAACATCAGCCTCGTCGAAGACCCATGGCGGCAATGCTGCTACGCCGTGCAGGGCATGTCCGACGTGGAGAACTCGCCTGGGCCGGGGCGGTTGATCCTCGTCGAGGGGCGCGGCGAGAGCTGGCGCCTCATCCCGCACGATGAGGAGGCGTGGCCGAATAGCTGGCGCATCCACAACACGCAGATTTCCTCGGTCATGCCGATGATTGAGCTGCGCGCGGGCGGGCGACTGTTCTCGCTGTACTGGCACGAGGGCGGCGACGACTACAGCTTCTCCCCGGGCGCGGACGGGCGGATGCGCGGCGCGAAGCTCTTCGACGTGAAGGTGGGGCGCGGCTACCAGCTCACCGAGTACAAGGGCTGGGACCCGGTCACCGATCCGTACCACTTCGTGACCGGCAAGCAGTGGCGCTTCTCCTACGACAGCAAGCGACGCTGCGCGGCACTCACCGACGGCGACCTGGGCGACGGCATCCCGCCCGGAGGGCCGACCGGCGGCGGGATGATGTGCGGCGGTCTCTACCATGTGAACCCGCGAACGGGCGCGTGGGACGCATTCCTCCCTCATGGGCACATCGAGTCGGGCGTGCCGGGCGGGCCGTCCGGCGAGACGGCAACGGCCTACGTCGGCGGCAAACACGACGGGCACTACCGCTACCAGGGCGGGGACATTCTCACGCGGATGTTCAAGGTCAAGTGCGACAACGGCTCCGACCAGTTCATCGCGGACACCGTGCTCAACCCGTTCTTCTCGAGCGGCGAGCTGCGCAACGAGGTGCGCTATTACTGGCTCGACGATGCGACACCGCCGGCTCCGTTCGAGCACGGCGTCGCCTACCGCGTGGTGCAGTCGGACTACTCGGTCGCGGACCAACTGGTGGTCAAGTTCAAGCTCGCGCGCGCGGACGACCCTTCCAAGAGGCCAATCGTTGTCACCGACCAGGGCGAGCTTGCAACCTGGGCACGCATCAACCGCTACATCAAGGACATGCCGCTCACTGGCGGCGAATCCAGCAACCCGATGGGGTTTGACAGCACGCAGTACGGCGACCAGTACGAGCTGATGGCGCGGCTCGGGCAGGCCCCGGCGTTCCTCCGGCACCGGGACAAGACCTGGCACCCGATGCGCAGGAACATCGTGCAGGGCCCGAACGACGCGGGAGGATCGCAGGGCGAGTCCCCTTGGAACGCGTACTACGACCCGATCACGGACAGGCTCAACCGGCCGATCTACGCCGGCTCGCTCTGCATCGAGACCCTGGATTTCAGCGAGTTCGAGACGACCGGGAAGCTCGTGCGCGAGTCATTCGCCGCGATGGACGTTGCGCCCGACTCGCCCTACGGCGCCACGGGCCGTCAGCCTGCGCGCAAGGGCATGCCGGGCGGCGGCTTCTGGGTGGGCTACGAGTCGCTGTCGATCACGGCGAACGCGATGCCGTGGGATCCGGTGCACGGCCGGCTGTTCATGGTGAACAACCAGGTCTCGGTGAGCGCCGAGGTCATGGGCGGCGAGGCCGGGCCGGAGCCTCGCACCGGGCCCTATCGGACCTGGGTGATCTACACCCGCGACATTTACGACTCGCCGCGCGGGAAGCAGATGCGCGTGCACCTGTTGCCAGACCGCCCGGGCGGTTGCTACCTGAACGGCCCATCAGCGGACTCGGTGCAGGCGGCGATATGGGACGGGATGCTGTGGGTCATCAGCTACGTCAACCCGTCGATGACGGTCGACTGGCAGACCGGCGCGACACACCCCGAGGGGATGCGCGGCCACGGGAACTCCGGCTACGTCATCGTGCAGACGCTCGACCTGGGGGATCTGGACGCCGATTGGGTCGACCGCACGAAGAGCTTCCCGCTCAACCCGATGGGCAACAACCTGAGCGCGTACCTCGGCGGGTCGCTGGTCGCATGCGAGGACGCGTTGATGGCCTTCGGCGGATACCGCGAGGATCTTCCGGAGATGCCGCAGCCGAAGAAGTGGTACGCGATCACGCGGAGCGTTTGAGAGGGAGCGCGCATGGCTTTGACACCTCAACAACTCGCTACTCTCAAGGCCGACATCCTCGCGCGGCCGGAGCTGGCGCCGTTCGTGGCGAGCGGCCAGGACAACGCCATCGCTTCGTTCTACAACGAGATTGCACCAGGCCCGGTGAAGGGGTGGATGCGCGCTGCGTCGGCGCGGCAGATTTTCGAGGCGACGAACGTCAACCTCTACGATGGCGTGCCGGCCGGGAAGCGCGACGCCTGGAGGATGCTCATGGACTTTGCGCCCGTCGACTTCGGCCAGCAGAACAAGCGCAACGCTGTCTCCGACGTGTGGAGCGCGCAGACGCTGCCGCAGCGGCAGGCGGTCTTGCAGAAGTTGACCGAGGACTGCAAGCGCGGAGAGGTTCTGTTCGGCGGTCCGAATGAGACGACCGACGCTATCACCGCGCTAAAACGAGATTACGTCGGGGCGATCACCGATGCTGACGTGGCGCAGGCGCTGAGGGGCTGAACACATGGCGACAGCTACCACCAATTACGGATCGAGCGCGGCGATCACGCTGACGCTCACGAGTCTAGGCAACGGCTCGTGGCGGCAGTCCACCGTCGTGGACAACTCGACCAACAAGTACCTGGACGCGCTCGCGGGCGGCTCGGTGCAGGTCGGCACGTCGCCGACCGCGAACAGCGCCATCGAAATCTACGCCTACGGCGAGCGGGACGACGCCGGCAACTACACGTCGGGGGCGTCCGGCTCGGACGGCAGCTACACCGCCGACGGCGAGGAGGACGAACTCAAGCTGCTAGAAGTCATCACGGTCGATGGCACCAGCGACCAAGACTACGAATGGGGACCGGTGAGCGTCGCGCAGGCGTTCGGCGGCATCCTGCCGCGCAAATGGGGGCTCGTCTTCAAGAACGGCACGGGAGCGGCATTCAACGGCACCGGCTCGAACAACGAAACGAAGTACCAGGGCATCAAGTTCGACGTGGCATAGACCGTGGCTGTTTTCCTCCCTAGACGCTGGCGCACTCGCCCCACACTCGGGAGCGTCATCGACCTCGCCCACCCGCTCGCAAAGGGGCTCGAGGTGTTCGTCGTCGCCGACGCGGGGCCAGTGCGCGACATCGCGCGTCGCCGCGCGGTCACCCTGACCGGCGGGGCCTACGTGTCGTCGGACGGGCTGCGGGGCTACCGGATCAACAACAGCACCACCGGGCAGGTGCTTTCCGTCGCGAGCGTCTCCGGTTACGGCAACACGTTCTTCTGCGATTTCCGCTTTCATCAGGCTGCAGACGCGACTGTTTTTCCGCGAATTTTCGACAGCACGCTGGGCAACGCTGCCTGGATGCGGGTGGACGAAGATCAAATTCAGGTGTCTTTCAGTGCGAGCAGCCAGACGTTCAATTGGTTTAGCTCCAACCTGACGCAAGTGAGCCGCCACCAGTTTATCGTGGCGGAGCAACCCACGGAGTCGCTGGGGCGCGCGATTATGCTGCGCGCCTCTCCAGCCGGGGTGATGGGCGGGCCGGACGGAACAAAAGCGCAAGATGGGGCGGGCACCCCAGTTACCGGCGCTGAGACGATGTACCTGGGCAATACACAAGGGCTCAATCGTGGCTCGGACATCACCTTCTATCGCTTCGCGATGTGGTCGAGGGAGCTCACCCTCGCCGAGCTTCGCTGGTTCGCCAAGGCCGGGCAGTGGGAGATGTACCGCCCGACCCGGTCGCGCCGCATATTCGTCGGCATCGCTGGTGGGGGCGGGCAGACGATCAGCGACGCCGGCAACATCGCCAGCGCGGAAGCTTTCGGCTCCGCTGTCGTCTCGGCCGGGACAGTTTCGATCACCGGCGCCGGCGCGATCGGGACGGCCGAGGCCTTCGGCAGCACGACGGTCACGCCAGGCGCCGTCACCATCACCGGCGCTGGCGCCATCGCGAGCGAAGAGGCATTCGGCTCGGCGGTTGTCTCAGCCGGCACGACGGTGGTCACGGGCGTGGGTGCGATCGCGAGTGCGGAAGCCTTCGGCACCGCGCAGCTCGACCTCGGGGTCACAGGCGCGGGCGCGATCGCATCCGCCGAGACTTTCGGCGACACCGTCGTCTCCCAGGGCCAGATCGTCGTCAGCGGCGTCGGCAACATTGCCACCGCCGAGGCGTTCGGCACGGCGACGCTCGTGCCCGGCGCGGTCTCCATCACCGGCACGGTGGGCGCGATCGCGAGCGCGGAAGCCTTCGGGACCGCGCAGCTCGACCTCGATGTCAGCGGCGCTGGCGACATCGCCACGGCCGAGGCGTTTGGCAGCAGCACCGTCAGCGTCGGGACCGCGACGATCAGCGGCGTCGGCAACATCGGCAGCGCGGAGCAGTTCGGCTCGACGACGCTCACCGGTGGGGTGTCGACCTTCATCCTGACCGGGCGCAGGTTCGTGGATCGGGGCGACCGGACGTTCCGCGCCACGATCAGGCGGGGGGACGAGTGAGTCTCCTTCCAGCCCTGATCAAGCAACCGGCCGAGGTGCTGGCGTTCACCTTCGACTTCTCCGCGGTGATCGATGCCTCTGCCACGGTCGCCTCGATCAGTTCGATCACGGCCGCGAATTGCGGCGTGGTCGATGGCTCGGCGGACGTGGCACTGTCGAACAACACGCTGTCGGGACGCCAGGCGCAAACGACCCTCACCGGCGGCACGCACGGCGAGAGCTACAAGCTGACCGCCGTCGTGGTCGACTCGCAAGGGCAGACGCACGAGCTCGACGGCCTGGTGGAGGTGATCGAACTATGACCGCACCCGTACCGACCTCCGAACCCGCTGTGCTGCGCGCCGGCGACACCTGGACCTGGCAGAGGTCGCTACCCGACTACCCGGCGTCCGCGGGCTGGTCGCTGCGCTACGTCCTGGTGAACGCCGAGCACCGCAAGGAGTTCGACAGCGCCGCCTCGGGCAATGATCACCTGGTGACCGTCGCGGCGGACGCGAGCGACGATACGATCCCGGGCGATTACACGCTCGTCTGCCTCGCGATCAACGGCGCGCAGCGCTTCACGGTGTCGCAGTCGCGCGTGCAGGTCCGGCCGAACGTCGCTGCCACCAGGCCATTCGACGCCCGCAGTCAGGCACGCCGGGCGCTGGAGGCGATCGAGGCTGTGCTCGAGAGACGCGCGAGCCTCGACCAGGAGGAGTACGCGATCAACGGCCGCAGCTTGAAGCGCACGCCGATCAAGGAGCTCCTCGAGCTGCGCGATCGCTATCTCGCAGAAGTCCGCAGCGAGGAGGCGGCGCAGGCGGTATCCGCGGGCCTGCCGAATCCGCGCCGCGTCGGGGTGAGGTTCCAGCGTGTTTGAGCTCCTCCGCACGCGCATCGCGCGCGTCATCGCGCCGGCACCGGCGACGGCTGTGCGGATGTACCACGCGGCCAAGCCGTCGCGTCTGACCGCTGGCTGGGGCGCGAGCACGACGAGCGCCGACGGGGAGCTCTCGAGCAGCCTGACGATGCTCCGCGCCCGCTCGAGGGCGCTCGTGCGCGACGCGGCCTATGCGAAGCGCGCCAAGGTCATCGTCGTCAACAACGTGATAGGCGCCGGGATCGGACTGCAGGGCCAGGTGATGTCGACGCGCGGGAAGCTGCGCGCCAACGTCAACACCGCGATCGAGACCGCCTGGGAGGAGTGGTCGCGCGCCTCGAGCTGCCACACCGGCGGCGCGATGCACTTCGCCGATCTCGAGCGGTTCGCGGTCGGCCAGGTGTTCGAGGCGGGCGAGATCTTCGTCCGCAAGCACTACCGGCCCTTCGGCGACTCGAAGGTCCCGTTCGCGCTGGAGCTGATCGAGCCGGAGCGCGTCTCCGAGGTGCGGGGGTCGGTGGCACAGGTCAACGGGACGCTGCGCCTGGGCGTCGAGACCGACCTCTACTACCGGCCGATCGCGTACTGGATCCGCCGCCGCCATCCTGGCGAGACCTGGATGAGCCTGCAGGCCGGCGACCAGGTGGAACGCGTGCCGGCCGACCAGATCCTGCACCTGCGGATCGTCGATCGCTGGCCGCAGACCCGCGGCGAGCCGTGGCTGCACGCCGTGATCCGGAAGCTCAACGACATGGACGGGTACTCCGAGGCCGAGCTCGTCGCGGCCCGCGGGGCGGCTTCCTACCTGGCGGCAATCGAGACACCGGATGGCGAGACGCCTCTCGTGGAGACGCAATCGGACGGCTCGCAGGAGATGGTCTACGAGCCCGGCACAGTCTGGAAGCTCGCGACCGGCGAGAAGGTGACCTTCAACTCGCCGAACCGCCCCAACGCGGCGATGGACCCGTTCATGCGGATGATGCTGCGGGAAGTCGCGGCGGGGACCGGCGTGAGCTACGAGAGCCTGTCCCGCGACTACTCGCAGTCGAATTACTCCTCGAGCCGGCTCGCGCTGCTCGACGATCGCGACCTCTGGCGGGTGCTGCAGCTCTGGTTCATCCGCAACTTCCGCGAGACGGTGCACCGCGAATGGTTGACGCAGGCCGTCCTCGCCGGTGCGGTCGTGGGGGTCCCGGTCGAGGCCTACGCCGCGAACCAGGCGACCTACCAGGCCGCCCGCTTCAAGCCGCGCGGCTGGACCTGGATCGACCCGGCGAAGGAGGTCGCTTCAAAGATCGAGGCGGTCAAGGCCGGATTCACCACGGTGTCCGACGTCATCGCCGAGACCGCGAACGGCGAGGACCTCGAAGACATCCTGAACCGCCGCAAGCGTGAGCTCGAGATGATGGACGAGCTCGGCCTGCAGTTCACCACCGATCCGGCAACCGAGGCGGCGCCCGAGCCGGCCTCGCCGGCGAAGCCGGAGCCGGACGATGACGAGCAGGACGACGCGTCGCGGCGAGTCGTTTCACTTGGAGGCCGGCGATGACCGACGAACCGAAAGACATTCAACGGATTTGCAGCATCGAGCGACTCGCGCAGGGCGACGGCGACAAGCAGACGACGGTGTATCGGGTCTCGCTTTCGAGCGAGACACCGATTCAGGACTGGCCGCTCGCGCCGCCCAATCTCTTGAGCCACGAGGCCGGCGCGATCGACCTCTCCGGCGTCGCGGAGCGCGGCCTGCCCTTGATGGTCTCGCACCGCATGACGGACGTCGCGAGCCTGATAGGCCGGGTCGTCAACGTCAGACCCGAGAATCGCCGCCTCGTCGGAGAGCTGAAATTCTCCTCTGCCAACCCCGAGGCGTCTGTCGTTCGTGGAATGGTCGACGAGGGGACGCTCACCGATATGTCGATCACCGCCCAACCGATCAAGACGCAGCGCGTCGTGGCTGGCGACGGAAGGATCGAGGCGCTCCGGTGGACGAAGTGGCGGCCGATCGAGGCCTCAGTCGTTCCCGTTGGCGCCGACCACTCGGTCGGCATCGGCCGTCAGGAAGGCGGCGACGAATCAGAGGTTCGGACTGTCCGTGCCTCGCCCGCGGCGGGTTCCGCCGAGTCACGAAAGGAGCTTCAAATGGACGTGAAAGACGCGCCGGCGGGCGGTGCCGCCGAGATCAAGGTCGACGCCGGCTTCGACCCGGTTGTCGCCGCGAGGGCAAGGACCGAGACGATCCGCAAGCTCGCGGAGTCGAACGACATCCGCGACGAGCAGACGGTGATGCACTGGGTGCGCACCGGCAAGAGCTGGGACGACATCGCGAACGACATCCTCCGCATCAAGGAGGAGCGCTCGAAGGCGTCCCCGGCGGTCCTGGGCCTCACGCCGAAGGAGATGGGGCGCTTCTCGATCGTGCGCGCGATCAACGCGGTGATCAATCGCGACTGGTCGAAGGCCGGCTACGAGGCGGAGATCTCCCGGGCCACCGCGCAGCGCATGGGCAGGGTGGTGAACGAGCACACGTTCATCATGCCGGCCGACATGCTCGCCCGCGAGATGATCGTCGGCACGGCCAGCTCCGGCGGTTACCTGGTCGGCACGGACATCAAGCCGGAGCAGTTCATCGACCTGCTGCGCAACCGCTCCGTCGTGATGCGCCTCGGCGCCCGCACGCTGGGCGGCCTGCAGGGCTCGGTGACGATCCCGACGCAGGCCGCGGCAGGGTCGGTCGGGTGGCTCGGCGAGTCTGGCACCGCGACGGAGTCGAACGCGACCGTCGGCCAGAAGACGCTATCGCCGAAGACCGCGGGCGGCTATCAGCAGTACAGCAGGCAGCTCATGCTGCAGAGCTCGATCGACGTCGAGAACTTCATCCAGCAAGACCTCGCCAAGCAGATCGCGCTTGCGGTGGACAGCGCCGCGCTCGCCGGCACCTCGACCAACTCGACGCAGCCGCTCGGCATCCGCTATACGAGTGGACTGGGCACGGCGAACCCGACCTCGGGCACTGCCGTGACCTACGCCGACATGATCCGCTTCCAGAGCACTGTCGCGACCTCGAACGCGCTATTTGAAGGGTTCAGCTACGTCACGCACCCGGCGGTCGCCGGCCTGCTGATGGGCAAGAGCCGCTTCACGAACAGCGACACGCCCATCTGGGAGGGGGCGCTGCTCGACGGCCGGATGGTCGGCGTGCGCTCGATGTCGAGCGTGCAGATCACCAGCGGCACGATGCTCGGCGGCGACTTCTCGCAGGTGATCATCGGCGAGTGGGGCACCGTCGAGATCGAGGTCAACCCCTACGCGAACTTCCAGGCCGGCATCGTCGGCGTGCGCGCGATGTACTCGTGCGACGTCCTGGTGCGCTACGGCGCGGCGTTCGCGATCGGCACCGGCATGAGCGGCTGATGGCGACCAAGGCACGCCACGCACCAGCCGCTGCACCGGTCGCGCCGGCGCCCACCCCGGAGGGGCACACGCGCGCGATCGCGCTCGTGGGCTTCTACCGGGGCGAGGCGATCGTGCAGCCGGGGCAGATCCTCGACCTGCCGGACGTCGAGTTCAACGAGCTCCGCTCTTTCAACCAGGTCGACTTCGCACCGCGGCAGGGCGGGCGGTGACAGATGCTCATGGCTAGGTTCGCCACCGAAAAGGCGCTCTCCCGGCGCCCTGCCATGAGCTTCCCACGGGGCTGAAAGGGAATCAGCGGATGGTGTGGCGTGCAGACAGCCAGCAGGGCGCCGAGGCGGCAAAGGTGCGTTTCGAGCTCGTGGACCTCTTTCACGGGCGGTGCCTCGATCTCGGCTGCGGGCCGGAGAAGATCTTCCCGTCTAAGGACGTGATCGGCGTCGACAGCGACAAGGACCTCGGGCTCTTCGGCATCAAGGCGAACCCGGACATCGCCGCCGAATGCGAGCGGCTGTCGCTCTTCGCGGACGCATCGGTCGAGGTGATCTTCTCGTCGCACCTCCTCGAGCACATCGAGGACTTCGAGGGGGCGCTCGCCGACTGGTGGCGGGTGCTCAAACCGGGCGGCCGCCTCATCCTCTACCTGCCGCACGCCGACTGGTATCCGAACATCGGTATGCCGGGCTCGAATCCGGACCACAAGCACGACTTCCGGAACGAGAACATCACGGCGGCGATGGAAGGCATCGCCCGGCGTTCGGCGTCCGGCTGGGTGCAGGAGCGCGACGAGGTGCGCAGCGGGGGGCTAGAGTACTCGTTCCTGCAGGTGTACCGGAAGACTCGGGCCGCGGCGACGTCCCGATTCGAGCACAAGCCGAAGGCGGCCAAGTCGCTCGGCCTCGTCCGGCTCGGCGCCTACGGCGATGCGCTCTGGATTACCCCGATCCTGCCGGCGCTCAAGGCCGAGGGCTGGGACATCACGGTCTACACGCAGGTACAGGGCGAAGCGAGCCTGCGCCACGACCCGAACATCGACCGGCTGTCAGTGCAGGCGACTGGCATTTTCGGCCCGTCGCCGCAGGAGCTGCAGGCGCTCTACTGGCTCTGGTGCGAGCGCAAGCACGACCGATTCATCAACCTGGTGGGCACGGTCGAGCGGCACATCCTGCCGTTCGACCAGGACCCGAACTTTTACCTGCCGGACGAGCAGCGGCGGCGCCTGTTCGACGTGAACTACGTCGAACGCGTGTATGAATGGGCGGGCGTGCCGTTCGACGCCGCGAAGGTGCGGGTGAAGTTCACCCCGACCGAGGGCGAGCTCGCCTGGGCCCACGAGGAGCGTCGCAAGCGCCAGGGCCCGTTCGTCATGCTGAACCCGGGCGGCTCGAGCCTGCCGAAGTTCTGGCCGCACGGGCAGAAGTTCATGGATCTGTGCGCGGAGGCCGGAATCGGCGGGGTGCTCGTCGGCGATACCCGCGAGTGCACCTATGAGCCGCCGAAGGGCTGGGAGGTGGTCGGCAAGGCGTGGGACATACGCAAGTGCTACACGCTCGCCGCGCTCGCCGACGTGGTTGTCGGCACGGAGAGCGCGATCGTCAATTCGGTCGCGCACGAGCGGCCGCTCAAGATCGTCCTGCTGTCGCACTCGACGGCGAACAACCTCACCCGAGACTGGGAACGGACGATCGCGGTGATGCCCGAAGGGCTGCCGTGCTACCCGTGCCATAGGATCCACGCGACATGGACGTTCTGCGCGCGCGTTCCCGAGACGGGGTGCTCCGCGTGCCAGTCGGCGCTCGCCGCCGAAGAGGTCGCGAAGTACGCGATCCAGTGGATCGGCGGCAAGATCAGGGCGGCCGCGTAATGGGGGCGCTCGCGCACTTCGACATCCCCGGCCTGCAGCGCCGGCACGGCCTCGTCTCGTTCGTCGAGACCGGCACGGCGAGCGGGGAGTCGCTCGCCCGCGCCGCGTCGGCGCCGTTCCAGACGCTCTTCTCGATCGAGATCGTCCCGGAGCTCGTCCAGGCGGCCCGCGCACGGTTCGCGGGCGACCCGCGGATCCGCATCTGGGAAGGCGATAGCGCCGACCTGCTGCCCGCGATGCTGAGCGTCCTGCCGGCGGGCCCGTGTCTCTTCTGGCTCGACGCGCACTTCCCGGGGGCGCACGCCGGGGCGGAGTACGACGCCGAACCCTCGCTCGCGAAGCGCCTGCCGCTCGAGGCCGAGGTTAGCGCGATCGCACGCCAGCGCCGCGGCGCGCGCGACATCCTGCTGATCGACGACGCGCGGATCTACCAGACCGGGCCCTACGGCGCCGGCGACCTGCCGGCGGACTGGGCACCGATCGCCGGCGTGAAGCGCTCGCTCGACTTCGTGCGCGCGGCGTTTGGCCGGACCCACGGCGTCGTCGTGGACTACTCCGACCAGGGCTACGTCATGGTCTGCCCGCGGGCAGAACGGAAGGCGGCCTGATGTTCACCGAGGACCTCGATGCATTCCTCGACGTCGACGAGTTCGCGACGGAGGCGACCTACGACGGGGCGGCGACGATACTCGGCATCTTCGACAACGGCGCCAGCGAGACGACGCTCGGACTGGCGGGCGTCGTCGGCACCGCGCCGCAGTTTCTGTGCAAGGCGTCCGACGTCGACACTGACCCCGCGGGCAAGGAGCTCGTCATCGGCGAGACGACCTGGACGATCGTGCGCGGCGAGCCGGACGGGACCGGACTGACCCGCCTGATCCTAACTACCTAGCGATGGCCGATCACGCGAGAAAGCAACTCCGGGACGCCGTCGCGGACGCGGTGACCGGGCTCGCGTCAACCGGCTCGCGCGTCTTCGTCTCCCGCCTCGTCCCGACGCGGGCGGAGGAGACGCTGCCGCTCCTGCTCGTCTACACGACGAGCGAATCGAGCGAGGAGTCGACGCTCGACGGGATCGACGAGCGAACCATCGAAGTGCGCGTCGAGGGGCTCGCAGCTGCGACGGCGAGCCTCGACGACGTGCTCGACGAGATCGCGAAAGAGGTCGAGATCGCTCTCGGGACGCCGATCGCGATCGGCAGCGACGAGACGCGGCTCTCCTATACCGGGGCGGAGATCGAAATGCGCGACGGTCTTGCCCGTCCTGTCGGTTCGGTCGCGCTCAGTTTCGAGGCGGTTCTGTTCACCGCGTCGGGGTCGCCGGACGTCATTACCGGAGCTTGAAAACCTTCTAAGGAGTTATGCGAAATGGCAATCTATAAGACTCAAGGTCTCCAGTTGGCGATCGGCGCCACGTTCGGGACGTCCAAAAACATGACCTCAATCTCGAACGCGACGGAGGCGGTCGCGACGCTCGAGGCGTCGCACGGGTTCACCGCCGGGGACATTCTCGAAGTGCTGACCTCCGGATGGACGCGGCTCGCCCGGCGCGTCGTCCGGGTCAAGACGGTCGCGACGAACGACGTCACGCTCGAAAGCGTCCCGACGACTAGCACGACGAACTTTCCGACCGGCGAGGGGGTAGGGACCGTTCGGGAGGTCCTGACCTGGACGTCGATCACGCAACTGCGGCCAGACTTCTCGGTCAGCGGCGGCGGGTTCGAGCAGGACGACATCACGATGATCACGGACACGCGGCGCATCACGCGCCCGGGGCTCGCGGAAGCGAAGTCGCTCGATTTCACCGTGTTCGCCGACCCGTCGCTCTCGTGGGTCTCGACGGTCCGGACCGCTTCGGAGGATAGCGTCCTGACGCCCTTCCGGATGATCACCGCGAGCGGCGCGAGGATCTACGGCAACGCCTACTGGGGCTTCAGCGAGGAGCCCGAGTCGGAAAACAACTCGCTCATCTACCGGCTCAACCTCGGGCTCGTCGCGAACTCGATCACCTACTCGAGCTGATGGACTTCGCGGATCTCAAACGGCGCTTCGACGCCGTGCGCGAGGCCTCGACGACTGTCTCCGGCCGCACGTTCTCGTGGCGGTGCCCAACCGAGGGCGAGATGCGGCGGATCGTCGGCTCATACCCGGCGGCGGCGGGGGCCGGCGTCCTCGGCCGCGCGGCCGTTCTCGCGTCGATCACGGGCTGGTCGGGCGTCGTCGCTGGCGACTACGTCGCCGGGCCCGCTGCGGATCTCAAGCTCCAGGACGGGGAGTCAGACTCCCCGGTCGAGTTCTCCGCCGACGCGGCGGCGCTGCTGTTCGACGTCCGCGTCGACTGGTGCGATGCGATCGTCGTAGACGTCATGAAGCGTTATCGGTCGCGGACGGAGGAGGTCGCGGCGGAGCAAAAAAAGCGCGCGAGCGGCTCCGATGGGAGATGAGCCGTGGCGAGGCAAAAGAGCTCGTCGCGATCGGTCTCGGCGGGCTCGTCGACGGGCCGGAACCTGAGCGGAGCCGCCACTTCGGGGACGCGGTCCGGCTCTGGAACCTGCTCGGCGGGTTCAATCTCGGCAACCTGCCGGTCGTCGACGCGCTCTGGCCGCTCCCCGACCCGGAAGTCGCTCTCCTGCTGCTCGTCGAGATCCGCGACGTGATGAACGGAGCCGCCAGGTGAAGCTCGACGTCCGGTCCGATCTGCGACGCGTCGCTGGCCGCGTGGGGAGCTACCCGTCGAAAATCGTCCGGCCCGCCGCATCCCGGGCATTGACGCGGGCGGCGACGACCGGGCGCAAGGAGGCGTCCAAACAGATCCGCGCGGTCTACGCAATGCCGGCGGCCGCGGCGAAGGACCGCATCACGATCCGGGGCGCGACGCCGGCCCGGCTCGAGGCCGTCATACGGGCGAGCGGGGACCGGATCCCGCTCTATGCCTACTCGGCACGGCAGACGCGCGCCGGCGTGACCGTTCGAGTTCTCCGGGCGGAGGGGCGGAAGATCGTCAAAGGGCGGCGAGAGTTCATGGGGAAGCCCTTCATCGCGACGATGAAGAGCGGTCACACGGGCGTCTTCCAGAGGAAGACTGCGGCGCGCCTGCAGATCGCGGAGCTTTTCTCCGTCGACGTGCCCACGGCGATGATCTCGGAGAAGGTCGTCGCCGTCATCGACGACGTCATCCTCGACCGTTTCCGGACCGAGTTCGAGCGCGAGCTTCGCTTCCGCGCGAACCGGGGTAAATAGATGGCCCGGAAGAACCGCGAAGACACCGAGATCCGCGTCACCGCGGTCGACGCGACCAAGGAGGCCTTCCGGAGCGTCCAGGCCGGGCTGAACAAGCTCGACGCGAGCGCGAAGACGCTCGGGGTCTCGCTCGGAGCGCTGGGCGGGCTGCTCGGGGTCGGGGCGTTCACGGCATTCACGTCGCGCTCGATCGCCGCCGTCGCCGCGCTCGACGATCTCTCCGAGAAGACAGGCCTGACGGTCGAGTTCCTCTCGCAGCTCGACCAGGTCGCGACGATCGGGGGGCACTCGCTCGAATCGGCCGCCGGCGCGGCGTCGAAGTTCGCCAAGAGCGTCGGCGAGGCGAAGGCGGGGAACAAGGAGCTCCTGAACGCCTTCGCCGCGATCGGCGTCTCCGCGGACGATCTCCGTTCAAAGAACCTCGACGAGCTGTTCCTGACGTTCGCGAAGCGCATCGGGACGGCCGAGGACGCGGCGCTCGCCATCGCTGCGGCGACCAAGCTCGCCGGGAAGGCGGCGGCGGAGCAGATCCCGTTCTTCAAGGATCTCGCGGAGCAAGGGCTTCGCTCGGCCCGCGTGACCACCGAGCAGGCGGCGGCGGCGGAGAAGCTCCAGAAGGAGTTCGGCAAGCTCAAGGTTGAGGCCGAGAATCTCGGGATCGCGCTCGCGAACACGCTCGTTCCGCCGCTCACCGACCTGATCGCGCGGTTCAACCGTCTCCGGGCGCTGAACATCAGCGACATTTTCGGGCGGGGGCTGTTCATCTCCGGGGAGCAGCTCAAGGAGCCCCTCCTCGCGATCGCCGAGATCGACGGGAAGCTCGTCAAGCTGAAGGAGACGCTCAAGTCGTTCGAGGATCGCAACGCCGTCGTGCGGTTCTTCTCGGCGGACGACATCGCGATCCTGAAGACGCAGATCGCGACGCTCGAACGCGAGCGCAAACTCCTATCCGAGCAGGCCGGGAAGGGCATGATGCCGCCGGCCCCGCAGCCGGAGTCCTTCAAGATCGACCCGTCGATCCTCAACGACGAGGCGGCAAAGGCCGAGAAGGCGCTCGCGAAGCTGACCGAGCAGCGCGCGAAGGCGGTCGCGGAGGCGGAAAAGGCGCTCGCGCAGGACCGGCTCCGCATCCTTGAGGGCTTCTACCAGCAGGGGCTCATCGGCGACCAGGAGTACCACGACACGCGGCTCACGATCCAGCGCGAGGCGCTTGGCAAAGAGGTCGCCGCGATCAACGCCGAGATCGGTCTGCGACGGAAGGCGGTCGGGGATGCGACGAAGGGGACGGCGGACTACTTCGCCGCGCTCGGCGAGCTCGAAGACGCGCTCGTGCGGCGAAACCGCGCGGAGCAGGACTTCGGGCGCTTCACGGTCGACAACTCGCTCGCCGCCGCGCGCGCGACGCGGGACTACAAGGACGCGATCGCCGAGCTCGAGGCGAAGGTCGCCGATCTAGAAGGGCGCGGCGCGGATGCGCTCAGGATCCGGCAGGACGCGGCGAACCGCGCGCTCCGCACGCGCCTGTCGACCGCCGGAGACGAGAGCGGCCTCGCGACCCTTACGCGTCTGGAGCGCGGCACGCAGGCGCAGGCGACCTTCAACGACCTCCGGGAGAAGGGCGCGACGAT